TAAAATACACTTATACATAACATATTTTACTTCTTCTATCGATAGGGGGACATAATAGTACACAATGTGTTGGAAAAACATATATTGAAATGTTAATATACACCCACCAAACGTTATATAATATATAGTTTTTATAGCATAATATGTTTTAGATTTGTTATATATTTCATCATCTTGTATTGGAAATAACAACATATCATTCTCATCAACTGACCCTCTGCGCAAATTCCGAGTTTCACCCATTTCAATTCTACATTGTGACGATATATCTGTTAATTCACGCGTTTGATACTTTTTACATTTATATTGAATGCAATACACCAGTATGCTAACAATAAATAAAATAATAATATATTTTACTGTTTTTAGATATAATTCATTATTATATATATAACGACGTTCCTTTCCAATAATACATAATGCTTCCATATCCACCGCTGTATTATTCTGGGCATCGAGTATAATATGTTCAGTGTTATCTGTATTTGTTATATTATACCACCAAATAATATACTTATTAAATTGTGATACGGTTATTAATGTGGAATCCACGTCTGATATGGGTTCATTAATTAATTGACTAACCATATGTGTGAACATCTTAGTTTCCATCGGACCTACATATAAGAAAAAGAAACTGATTTCCAAAATAGCGATTCCAGTTAAATGAAATAAAATAGAATACATTTCATTTTAATATATATATATACCTTTGAAGATTAAAAATGGGACAAAACAACTATCATAAAACGTGTATATACATATACAAAAATTTAAACTGACGGGAAGAATTCCCAATCTAAATCACCACATACCTTTTTCCAAATCATATCTTGTTCTAATTGCTTCTCTCTATCTTTCATCATTGGTATATATGGTAAATATTGGGTCTGATCTAATAATGTACATAATTGATAAAGAGTGTATGTATAATTGAAAAAATTGGTTCGATTCGCAGGACAATGTACTGCCCATGGTTTCTGTATCTCAATAAATAATACACATAATGTTTCATGTAATTCTTCGTTCATAATCGGAGGTTTAACTCCGAAAATTGAATTGATATATTGAATATGTTCAAAATATTTATTCAAATCTAATTTCCTTAATATTTCACGCATTTTATTGTAAGTAATTTGTTTCATATCCGTAATACGTTCTTTTTTAATACGGGCTCGAATTGATTCAATTACTTCATCTGGTATCTGTGTAGTTTCTTTTGCTTGGAATTGAGACAATATTTCTTTGAAATGATTCAAACGAATATAGGCAGTGTATGATACCTCATTTGGTGGATCTTTATTATTTGGCTTAGAACTATCTACAATATATGTTATAAATTGACCACATTGATTATTATTGCAAATCATAATACCCTCTTCGTCTTGGGGTACCATTTCCCCTATACTACATACCATGCATAAGTCACATGATATAATATAATCCTGTGGATTAGTAAATTCACGATTTACATTACGCCAATAGTCTTGATATAATTTCTTGGATTGCACATATTGATTTGTATCAGTTAGTGTTTTATCTTTAGATTTAACTTTAAAAAATGAATTTAGTATTGTTACATTTTGTGCAGGTTCACCACTTGATATCTGTTTTTTTTGTTCAAAATAATCGAAAATGAATTTTGAATTATCTAAAAGATATTTGTTCTTTTGTTTTTGTAAATATTTAATTTCATTTTTTTTTTCTGATATCTGGTCTTTTATATCTAAACGAGTTTCTATCTGGTCTTTAGGTAAAGATTTATATTGCCTTTTCAAATTTAGTATTGTTTCTGATAGTTGAGGGATTGTAAATGTCTCATTCTCGTGGAATTTATTTAATAATTCACTATGTTTTTCATCCAACGATGTCATTTGTTTATGTTGGATATTCTTGGACATATTACAATTCAATATGAAGAAATTGATGTATAATGTTTATGTATTTTATTCAGTAATTGATATTCCTATAACAACGCGCAGAAAATGTGGATATTAAGTATCCACTTCAATGTATACCCCCGAAATGTTGAATACAATTGTTCATCAAGAAATACCGTCATCAATTGATGTTAATAAAAAACAATTAAATCGTATGATTTTTGTATTGAATGCGATTGAAAAGGGGTGGACTGTGAAAAAAAAGGATGATGAATATATTTTTACCAAGAAACATGAAGGAAAGAGGGAAATATTTAGAGAAAATTACTTAGAAACATTTATTCAAACAAATTTTGATATGGAAATTTTGAAAAGTAAATAATAATTATGGTAACAATAATAT